CTCGCCGGCGGTCTGGCCCAGGGCGATGACGCTGGGGCTGTCCAGTGCCACGCCGCGCGCCGCCAGCTCGGCGAACTGGCGCCGCGTTGCCTGGCGGAATTGCAGCCGGGTGCGCGCATCCTCGGTCGCGGTCAGGCGCGCCTCGGTCCGGCGCTGGTCGTCAAGGGCCGCGGCCTGCTGGCGCGCCGCGCGCGCGCCGCTGATACCCTGGAACAAGGCGCCGCCCGCCGACAGCGCGGTGCCGCCGATGGTCAAGAGCTGGCCGGCGGTCAGCGCGCTAGCCGCCCCTGCCGTCGCGGCGGCAGCACCGGCCCCTGCCGTCGCCGCGCCGGCGCCGCCAGCGCCGATCAGCAGGGGTGCAAGAAACTGGCACATGTCAGAGACCTGCCTCGGATATGGCCGGTGCGACGGCGGTGATGGTCAGGGGGGCGCCGCTGACCGGCCTGAATTCCAGCGCGACCTCGTCGGCATGACCCGAGGTGACCGGCGACCGCGACATGCCGCTGAAAGCCACGGTCAGGTCGGCGGCCACGCCGCGCGGGATCAGATCCCGCGCGGGCAGGATGCGCTCGGGTTGGGCGAAATCCATCTCGACAACCGCGACGGTTCCGGCGGCGCTGCGGTGCAGCCCGATCCCGGCATAGGGCGACAGGCGGCGGCGGCGGCCTGCGGTGCTGCCGTCCGGGGCGTTGGCCTGCAATGGCAGGGTGCGGGCGCGGTGGGTCTGGTCGAAAAGGCCGATCACCGCCCGGCCGACCTGCACCGGCAGCGTGACGCTGCCATCGGGCGCGACGGTGATCGGGCCGAACTCGCCGGTGTCGGTCCAGACATGCACGTCTTCACCGGCCAGATGCGGCACCGCGAAGGTATCGGTGGCAGCACCCGGCACGAAGACCGACGCGGCGAAGAAATGCACCGCCTCGGCGTTCGGCTGTGCGCCGTTCAGCAGGCCGAAGGTTGATGCCTGGTCCTCGACCATGCGCAGGGTCACGCCATCGACGACACGCCTGACTGCCAGCGTCAGCGTATCGTTCGCGCCGCTCAGGTCGGTGGTGACCGCCATGCTTTCGACCGCGCCGCCAGCCAGTGGCAGCGGGGCCCAGCCAAGCACGTCCTCGGCCGGGTCATGCACCATGGCGGCCAGCTCGCCGTTTCCGCGCCGCAGCCAGGCGATGCGCTGCGGCATCGATTGCCAGGCCAGTTCCTCGAAGCCGTCCGCGCCGAGGTGATCGGCGGTCAGCGACATCTCGATCGGGCGGTTGGCATCCTGATCGAGGTTGTAGATCTTCTGCATCAGGCGTGTGCCGTCCTTCGACACCCAGATCGGTGCGCCGTCCGGCGAAATCGGCCGCACGCCCGGCTTCGACCCCCAGTCGAAATCGAACTCGAACCGGGTTGTCTCGCGCGACAGGCCGGTGCCGGCGTCGGTCGATGTGGCGGTGTATTGCGCGCCGTCCAGGCCGACATGGATGCCGCCGCGGCCGCGGGCGATCCAGGCGATCTGGCCGCCGCCCGGGATTGCGAAGGTAAAGGCGCTGTCGGCGTCGGTTCCCGGAAAGAAATCCAGCGCATCGCCGATGCCGGAAAACCACAAGGTGCGCGGCTCGGACGGCGAGTTTCCGGCAATCAGGCGTTCGTCATCGATCTCGATGACGGCAGGATAGCCGTAAAGGTCCGACCAGGCGCCTTCCTCGAAACGATAGGTCGGATCATCCACGACACCCTGTGGCAGCGCCTGTATCACCGTGGCCGTCGCCACAGTCGGGCTGCTGACGGCGGTGATCCGCGCGATCCCCTGGCCATCGTCAAGGAAGGTCCACTTGATCACCGGCGAAAGCTGCACCTGCTCGGTGCCTTCGTCGTGGATCGGCGGATTGACACCGGTTCCGGTGCCGGCCGCCAGCTGATAGGTCTTGCCGTCGTTGCGCATCTTCTGCCCGACCGCGGCGGTGGTGTTTCCGGTCCAGAGCGGAATGGAGGAATTGTCGGTCGGCTTCAGCCGGATCAGGCCGCCGACATGGCCGGGCTGGAACAGCGCGGCCGATGCGGTCAGCGTGATCGTGCCGGTGGTGGCACTGGCCTGAACGGTCAGGGCCTTGTCGAGGTTCTGCACCCGGAAGGGCCCATTGGTGACCGGCGCGGGCTCGATCGTCCAGTTGTCCAGCGCGAAGCGGCTGAGGCGCTGCAAGGGCTGGCTGCCGTCGGCCATCAGGATGCGGTCGGACCCGTCCGCTGCGGTCCAGTGCAACCGGGCGATCGCGGCGTCGTCATAGGGGATGTCCAGCTCGTATGGCACGCCGCCCGACATCACCAGCGATCCGTAGCGCCAGACCCGCATCTTGCCAGCGGTCAGCTCCAGCGTCAGCGTGTCACTGACCGAGAATTCAAACGGGATCAGACGGGCCGGCAGGTTGCCCCGGGTGAAGCCGCGAAAGATCGTGCCGGGCGCCCGGGTGAAGCCGCCCTGGCGCAGCGGCAGAAAGCCCCGGCAGGCGGCAAGGCCGGTCTGAAATCGCTGGAAGTCGCTGCGCCGGTGCAGCAGCGGCGAAATCTCGCCCGAGGAAAAGGCCAGTTGCTGGGGCGCTGACCGGGTCATCGCTGCGCCTCGGTGGCCCAGTCGCCCTGCATCGGCCCGCCATCCCAGCGCGACTGGCTGGCCTGGCCGCGATCGCGCGCCATCGCCTGGCGCAGCGTGGCGGTCGCGCTTTGAAACAGCGTCTGCTGCATGGCCGCGGTGCCGACGAAGCGCGCACCAAGCAGGGCTGCCAGCTGATAGGCGACCGCGGTCTTGAAGGTGGCGGGCAGGGCGGTCTCGTTGGTGATGGTGGCGGTGTAGCGCACGGTCAGCGGCCCCGGATCGTCGGCACGCAGCATCTCGCGGTCACGCCGCCAGCGGGTGTTGATATCGCCGACCTGATGCAGGATCAGGCAGTCGGCCGGGATGGCGAAGGTGTGGGGAAGGTCGGCATCGGCGGCCACGCCGTCCGGCAGGTCATCGATTTCCGGCAGCAGCGCCAGCACCGAGGCAAAGGACCAGTCATTTGCCTCAAGGCAGATGTTCAGCGCCACGGGATATTGCTCGGCGGCGGCAGTGGCCTCGGCGCTGTCGTCGGCAAAGGAGGACGGCGGCGACATTTCCATGAGCCGGAAGGCCTGCGACACGATACCGGACGTGGCGGTCGGGGTCGGCATTGATCGGCCTTTCTGTCTCGCTCAGAACCGGCCGCCGGGGGCGGAGTTTGCTCCCCCGACGGCCTCGCCAGGCGCGGTCACGGACCCCGCGCCTAGCGGTAGCGGTAGGAGAACTGGAACGGCATGTTGCCGGCACCGGTGGCATTGGCGACGGCATGGGCCCAGATCGCGATATTGCCGCCCGGATCGGCCGCCAGGCCCAGCTTCTGCCACAGCGCCACACCATGGGCGGCATCGCCGAAGACGATCGGGCGGTGGGTAACGCCGGCCGTCTTGGCGACGTTGACCAGCGCCGTGGTGTCGGTCTCGGTGCCGATCACCACCTGGGCAAACCCCCAGTTCTGCACATCGAAGGCGGTGTCATCATCGAGGATGCAGTCGGACGGCAGATCGACAAGGTGGTATTTCGAGGCGCTACTGTCGGTCGCACCGTTCAGCACGGTGCCGGTGGCGAAAAAGTGCCTGCCCTTGGCCCGCATCGGGTCCGGGGCGGCATCACCCGCGAGGTAATCGCGGATCAGATCGGAGTTTTCGGAAACAATGGCCATCTCTGGGCCTCCTGTCAGGGTCAAACGGGACTGGCGGCCGGGATCAGCCGGCCGTCATGATCAGGCTTCTTCGCAGTCGATGATGCGCACCCCGGCATCTTCGATCCGGACGCAATCGACACGGGCGCGAACCGCGACAACCGGCTGGTCATCCGCATGGGTGTCGTTCCAGATCTTTCCGGTGATGTCCTGCCACACGCCCAGCTTGATGTTGCGCCGCGACCAGACCGGGCAGTGACGGTTGGTGCCGGTCTTGGGCAGGCGGTTGGTGACGATCCATGTCAGGCCCATCAGGGACGTGGGCTTGCCCATGCGCAGCGCGTCCAGCTCGAAGGCGTTCAGGTTGACCTGCGTCTGCGCGGCGATGTCCAGGAGGTTGGTCACCTGGCGCGGCGTGATCGCGCAGAACAGCTGATCGTCATCCTCGATGCCGAAATCGGCCAGGCCAAGAACCTCCTTGACCTCGATCAGCTTGGCCAGGGTCAGGCCGGTTGCCGCCGCCGCAATGGTATTGGCGCCCGGAAGTTGTGCAACCGTGCTCGGCCGCTTGCCTTCGGTCGCGCCACCCATGATGCCGGAGCCATCGACCACATAATTGCCGGCATTGTTGCGGCTGATGCCGAGGATGCGGTCGGCGATGCCGCGATTGACCGCCGTGGTGTGGTTTCTCACCAGCGGGCCGGTCGGATCATAGATCAGCTGGAACGTGTCCTCGCGGTCGATATACTGACCCGACTTGATTTCGGTCGGGAAGACCAGCCAGCGGCGGCTGTTCTGGGCAACGTTTTCGACGTTGGACCGGTCGCGGCCCTGCGACACGACATATTCCAGCGCGCCGATCAGGTCGGCCGCGGCATGGGCATCGCCCTTGCACGACACTTCGGTGACGGCGCCGCGGAACGGGTTGCGCAATTGCTGCTGCACCATCATCACGTTGTTGGAATAGGTCAGCGCGTGATGAGGTTCGACTTTGAGATCAAGGGACATCGCCCCCTCCTTTGAAAACTGTTCTGGTGAGTTTTCGGAAGGGGTGCCCGGCAGACCGGACCGTTCCTGGCGATGCGCTCGCCTCGGCGGCCGCTGGTGTGCCGGCTGTCAACCGGACCGGCAATGCGCCGGGTGCCCGATGGCTTTCAGAAAAGGCATCTTTCGCGGCGATCGTCAAGAAGAAAAACCATATCTGCCCGGCGCCATGGGTCACACCGGGCAGATATTGCGTCAGATCGGGCGCGGCATGTCCGCCGCGCGGCGGATCGCGAAGCCTTCCATCGCCGATGTGACGATGATCCTGATGTTGCCACCCGCCGCCCAGTAATCCTCGATCGACGACAGCGCACTGTCGGCCGCGAACTCCTTTGCGGTCCGGGGTCCCATTTCAAGGACCAGCGGGTCGTCGCCGCGCATCATCATCGCGGCCCGCGCATCGGCGATACGGCCGAGAAGGTCGGTTGATCGACGGGTCATCACGCACCGCTCGCCAGCCGGTCAAGCCGCTTGATTTCCTCGGTCAGCTCGCGCACGCGCTGGCCGGCACCGGGCTCGCCGTCGGTGGCGGCCTTGACCGCCTTGAAATACTCGCCGTCCGGCTGGCGCATCTGGGCGGCCTTCTGGCGCGCATCGGCCGGCGTCGTGCCGATCTGGGCCGCGCCGCCTGTCACCAGCCCGTCCTCGGCCATCATCTTGCCGATGGTGGCGAATATCTTGACCGCGATCGCATCGCCGCCGGCCTTCAGGCTGACCAGCTGGCCCAGGGCGTCGATCGCCTCGGGGCCGAGGCCGGATTGCTCGGCGATGACGCTGGCGGCTTGGCGCGCCATCGCTTCCATCGCCGGGGCCTGCTTGCCCCATTCGCCGGCCAGCGTCTCGCGCAGCTTCAGGTCGGCCGTCTGCTGGATTTCCGCCTGTTTCGCCGCCGCCGCCCGCGACTGTTCGGCGATCACCCCGGTCATCGCCGCCAGCTGGTCCTTGCTCAGGCCATGCTCGAACGCGGCCTTGCGGGCCGCCGCCTCGAAACCTTCGTCCCAGGCAACGTCGGCCGGCAGGTCAGCCGGCTTTTCGATGGTCATTTCATCGATCGTCTTCGGCAGGCCGAAGACCTCGGCATTCTCGCGCATCCAGTCGGCGACCGGCTGGCCGGCCTTCGGCCGCTCGATGATCCTGTCAAGACCCTTGCCGATCATCTTCTCGGCGTTGAAATGGCCCTTGGCCAGCTTGACCAGCGCCTCGTCCTTGTCGGCCGCGGCCATGCCGCGCGCCACCAGCCATTCGCGCAGATCGGTGGCAATGTCGCTGCGGCCGTCGACCCATGAGCCGGGCTTGCCATCGGCGGTCCCGGCCGCCGCGCCGGTCGCGCCGGCGTCGGTCGTGCCGCTTTGGGCCGCCCCGGTTGCAGCAGCTTCTGTCGCAGCAGATGCGGCGCCGGTAGCGCCGGCTTCGGCAGCCGCCGCGCCGGCCGCAGCAGCTTGCCCCCCGGCGCCATCGGCACCATCGGCGGGTGCGAAAAGACGGCCATGGCCGCGCAGCATGTCAGTAATCCACATCGTCGTTCTCCATCATTGATTGCAGTTCACGCGGTGTCGTGCCCATCAGGGCCAGCAGCTGGCGGGCAAGATCCTGCCGGCCATCGTTGATCGCCAGCCGGATCGGATCGACGGGCGCATTGGTGGGCTGGCCATCCAGCCAGATGTCGGGCTGGATGGCCAGAAGGCCGCTCAGCCGGATCAGGTCGGCGGCCAGCTCGGGCTCGGCAAGGGCTGCCCGCGACCAGCGCCGCGCCGCCGCGCCGCCCGTTGCGGGCGTCGGGAAAAGCGCGCGGATAAGGCCGATCCGGTCGAAGAGCCTCATTGCCCCGCCCCCTGCGGCTGGCCACCACCCTGAAGCAGTGCAGCCGCCCCGGCGGCGTCCTTCAGCGCCCCGGCGCCTTGCTGGGCCAGGGCCGCGGCCTGTTGCGCCTGCTGCGCCTGGGCGCGGGCCTGGGCGATCTGGTCGGCACTCTCGCGCGACCGCATGATGGCGCCGGGCAGATTCAGGCTGGCGTCGTGCAGGGCCTCGGCCACCCCGTCCGGGTCGGTCCGCTCGGCATAACGCGGATCGATCTGCGACAGCGCACCGATATTGTTCATGAACTGCATGATCGCGACACCCTCGCGCGCCCGCATCGCCAGGGCTGCGGCCGAGGTATAGCGCACCTGCAGCGGCACGCCTTCCATCCCCGGCGGCGGCGGCGGCAACTGCCCCATCCGCCAGAGCTGGCGGAACCGCCGCTCGACCTTGCGGGCGGCGTATTCCTCCATGATCCGGTCGGCGTGGGGCGCCCATTCGCGCAGCCGCGCCTCTTCCATGATCAGGCTTTCCTCGGCGGTGACACCGGTGCGCCCCGACAGGCTCATCACCGAGTAGTGGAAGGCGTTCTTGATCTCCTCGATCTTCGCCTGCTTTTCCTGAATGGTCAGGCCGATACCGCCGGATGTCTGCAAGGGCCGCAGCATCTGGTCACCGCGGATGTTGGTGCCGCCGTAGACGGTCGATCCGGGCCGCACATGGCCGTTCAGCGGCCAGTCCTCGCGCGACGGGGCCAGCATGGTCGGATCGGCCGCGAACTGGGCGGCGCGGATCGTCGCCTCGTCCATCCGGTGCAGCGCCCGCGCCGAGGCCAGCGCGATGAACCCCGGGCCGGTGCCGACGGTCTGGCCGCTGTCGACATCCCAGCGAGGAACATAGGCCGGCATCTCGTCATAGCCGCGCTCGCTGATCAGCCACATTTCGGTTTCGGCGGCATAGATCGACCGGAACGGCTTGGAGCCGCGGCCGATCCTGCCGGGGCGCCAGTCCTCGTTCGGGGTGATGTGATGGTAGAAGGTCAGATCGGTGCTGTCGCCCTTCTCGGCCAGCTCGTGGATCTTCGCCGGCAGCTCGCCCCGGCCGCGAAACAGCTTGACCGCCGCGCGAGGCTTCAGGCGGAACCGGCGCAGCCATTCCCAGACGCGGCCCCAGGCATCGACATCCCAGACCACCTCGGCCAGGCTCAGCGTCACGTCGCGCCAGCGCCGCTCGACCTGGTCGAATTCGTCATAGGCCGCTGAATTGCCAAAGGCGGTAATATCGGCATAGGCCTGCAGCGTTGCCGGGTAGAAGTTCGAGATATCGGGCCGGAACGAGTTGAAGACCCGCCGCGTCACCTGGTCGTTCCACACCGCCATCGGCTGCCACTTGTTGGCATCCGCATCGGGGGTTTCCAGCCCGAACCAGCGGCTGGCCGGGTTGGTCAGATTGGCATAAAGCCCCGAGGCGGCATTGCTGTTCGCCTGGATCGGCTCGCTCGACAGCGCCTTGACCATCTCGCGGTCGCCCGGGTTGTCCATGACGAAGCCGCCGCGCTGCGGCCGGATGAACCGGGCGATGTCTTCCCAGTCCTGTTCATGGCTGCCGCGTGCCGATTTCAGCTCGGTCCAGCGCTGTGCGGCCTCCCTGGCGAAGGGATGGCCCTTGCGGTCGGCCTGAAGGCCGGAAGGGGTCATCGCGTTCATTGCGCCACCCCGCCCAGCGTCGGGGTGGCGGGGATGCCGCGCGGGCTGGTCAGGAACCGGCCGGCGGCGCTGGCGCGGCGGCGGCGGAACGCGGCCTCGAGGTCGGCCTGGCGGGTTGCCTCGCCGTTGTCGGTCGCGGCGATCTGAAGCGGCGTGATCTTCGGGGCTTTCGGCAGAAGCGCATTGATGCACATGGCTGTGGTCCTTCGGTCAGGGAAGCGAGGCAATCAGGTCGGGGGTGGTGATGGCAGGCGGCGTGACCGGCGATCGTGCCGCCGGTTCGGGCCGGGTCCAGGCAAACAGGTGGAATGTCTCGGCGCCGGACGGGCCGAAACCCGCCATGCCGCGCGGGGTTTCATCGACAAAGCCGCACAGCCGCAGGAAGCCGCGCGCGCTCGGGTGGCCGGCCCAGGCGCGCGCCTCGATGCGGTTGAGGCCGCAGGACAGGGCGAACCCCGGCAGGTCGCGGCGGATGGTCCAGCCCAGCGACAGCAGACCGGCCCGCCACAGCCCGTGATCGCGGGCCAGAAGACCGGCCATGGCCACGCCGGGCTGGCCGGTGTGCAGGACCGCCAGCACCGCGAACGGGGCATCCGTGGCAAGCGGCCCGGCATGGGCGACCCAGCTTCCCACGGCGACCGGCTGGCCGGCGCGCCATTCGGCAAACAGCGCCAGATGCGACATCGTCTGACCGCGCAGCGCCTCGGCCTCCATCAGGTCATGGTGGTCGAGGCGCGACAGCACGATCATCGCCGCCTGGTCGCTGTAGGGGCGCAACTCGATCACTCGTCCTCCTCGCAGTCGATCGCCTCGGCGCTCAGGACATCGGTCCAGCCCTCGACGATCTCGCAGGCCTTCTCTTCGGCCTCCTGGTCATCCTTGGCCCGGACAGTGATGATCTTTTCCTGCTCGTAGCGGACGGTGACACTGTAGCGCGGCATCGCTCATTCCCCCCCGGCAGCGCGCAGGACGGCGCGGCGGGCGGCATTGGCCCAGTTGACCAGCGCCATGCGCTCGCCTTCGGTGCAGGTGGCAGTGACGCCGGCCATGGTCGCGCGGTAGGTGCCGGAGCCAAAGACGATCTTCAGCCCCTCTTCGGTTTCCAGCCGGTGGCGCAGGTCGAGATGGCGACCATCGGCAAAGACGCGCACCTCTTCGGCCAGCGCCGCCAGCCTCTGCGGATCGGTCTTCACCGCCGGCTTCGCGCGCGGCGTCTTCGCGGTGGTTTTCGCGGTCATCGTGTTGCTCCCTTGTAGGGGTTGAGGATGTCGTATCCGGTGTGCAGCCCGCCGGTGTCTTCCCCGGAAAGGGGCGGGCCGCCGTTGTGGCCCAGTCGTCCGGGCCGCTGGTCGGGGAAGGAAACCGGGCTCAGCCCGTTGGCGCGATGCTCGCTCAGCAGCAGGTATTGGGCCGCGTCCATGACGTTGGCCTCGGTCATGCTCTTGTCGGGCACCTTGCGCTTGTCGCCGCTGGCGTTGATCTCGTCGGTCCAGACATAGCGCGCCTCGAACCCGGCGATCAGGAACCGACAGGACGGGTCGATCAGAAGGCCGGGCCGCCCGGCATGGATCGGCGCCTCCAGGGCCGCGCGCATCGCTTCCAGTCGCGGCTGGATGCGGTTGGTGCCGATCCTCTGCGGGCGCACCCGAAAGCCCGCCGCCTGCCCGACCAGCTTGTTCCAGGTCTCGTTCTCGCTGGCCGCCTGGCTGGCGCCATGCTCGCCGGCCATGTCGCCCCAGGCGGCCTCGACGTGCCATCCCGGCCACCGGCTTTCGATGAAATCGCCAAGCCGCTGGCCGAAGACATGCGCCATCAGCCGCTCGGCCGGGAAATGCAGCTCGCCCAGAAAGCGCCAGTGGAAGGGCGTGACGAACTGGCCGATGACGGCCGCACCCTTGAAGCCCTGGTCAAGCCCGACCCGCAGCGGAATGCCCGGCAGCGGCGGCAGGTCGGCGGCAGCGACGTGGATGCGCCGGTTGAATTCACGGATGAAGACCGGCTCGCCGGCCCGCGTATGCACGATGCGGTTGTAGACCAGCCTGTCGATCGTGTCGCTGCGCCCCAGCAGCTTCAGCGTGGCGATCTGGGTCGGGTAGTAACCGGGGCCGAGGTTGTCCAGGTTCTCGCAGCCCGGCTCGCCGTATCCCGGCTGGCGGGCATGGCTGATGGTGATCGGCATGGCCCCCGCCGGCAGGGTGGCATTGAGCTGTTTCAGCACCGCCTCGCGCTTGCCGTCGTCGATGAACAGATCGCAGACCCAGCTGTCGGGCTCCGGCGCGTTGAAGTCGCCGATGATGTGGCCGTAATCGCGCTGATCGGGGCTGTAGCCCTGGAAATGCTCCTTGGCCGGGTAGCGGTTGATCCGGGTGATGCCGTTCAGGATCACGTCGATCGGGTTTGTGTCCATCTCGTGCAGCCAGATGTCGGTCGCCTGGTAGCCGCGCATGGCACCCTGGATGTCATCGCCGAAGGCCATGAATTCGGCGATCAGGTCGATCAGGCCAAAGCCGTCATCGAAGCGCATCCGGAACGTCGCCGGCCCGCCACGCCCGCCCGACCACTCGCCAAGGTTGGCCGGGTAGACTGTCAGGAAATCGGGGATCGTCGTCGACCAGAGCTGGCGATAGGTCGCGCGGATCACCAGCACCTTGTAGCGCCGGGCCCCGTCGATCACCGATCGCGGCATGGCCATGGCGCGGCGCAGCAGCGACTTCAGCACGGTTGTCGTCTTGCCGCTGCCCACCGGGCCCTGGATCCCGACGATCGTGCTGTCATCCCAGTACATCGCCTCGGCGATCGGGCCGGGAAAGCCCGGCACCTCAAGATCGAGCTTGTCAGCGCCGCCGCGCGCCGCTAGCCTCTCGATTGCCTCTTTCGCGTCCAGCCCCAGCAGCTCGTCCGCGTCAATGCCGTCCCGCCGCCGCTCGGCAGCGGCGCCCGGCAGGCCACCCCCCCCACCCCCTTGACCGGCTTCAGGGTTCGCGCTCAATTTTCAGCCCTCCGGATTGCCGAAATGACGGATGGCCTCTCTGAGAGGGGAGAGAACTTTCGCGCGAGGCACCCCCCCGGGGGGGTCGCGGCGGGGCCGGAATGGCCGGCGGCATCGGCGCGCAGGACCAGGGCGGCGGCGGCATGGCGGCGCCGGTCCAGCCAATCCCGGGCGGCACTGCACTGATTTTCAATCAGCCCAGATCGACCAGATTTATCGTTTCTTTTCAGCACGTTGCGCATATCGTCCGAATTCATCCGTCCGAACCTTCCGCCGGTGCTTCGCCAAGTCCTTGTTTTTGCTCGATTTCCGTTGGCAGCGGCGGCGGGGCGATCCGCCGGGTCCGGCCGGCCGGCGATGGCGTCACGTCGCGCGCCCCTTGGGCCATGGCGGCGCCGGCCGAGGCGCCCTGCACGATGATCTGGTTGACCTGCACCGCGCCGGCCTGGTCGGGCGTGACCTTGGGCGCGCCGTAGGGCATCAGCGCATCAGCCGAGCGCAGCATGATCGTGTAGAGCTGCATCAGCGTGTCCAGCCGGACCCGCAGCGTCGGGCCAGAGGGCGCGCCCTTGGCCACCACGGCGCCGGACTGCGCCCAGGCCAGCACCCGCTCGGCCTGCGTCATGGCGGTGGTCAGCGCATCCTCGCGGCTGGCGAGGCCGGCCATCTCGGCCAGCACGTCCTCTGGCAGCCGGTAGCCGCGCGAGGCCAGCCACTCGCGCATCTGGTTCATCGCCCGGCCCGGACCGCGCTTGCCAGCCCGATCGGCGACCAGCTCGCCGCCCGGCGCCTCGTCCGGCAGGAGGCTCAGCTGGTCGGCCAGCGCCCGGTCCCCGTCGATCCGCGCAGCCGCCTCTCGCGCCAGCACCTGATAGCGATTGTCCGGCTTCGGCATCACCAAAACCCCCCTTTTCGTGTCATTTCAACCGGTTGCGGAAAATCGTGGCGATGCTGCACTTGCAGCCATACCACCATACCGGCTGCAGGTGCAGCATGGTATGGCAGCGGTATGGCATTTTTCGCAACGATTTCAACAGGATACCTTAACCATACCGCCATACCACCAGAAATAGAGGGTCTACATGTGCGGGTGCACGCGCGCGCGCATGCGTATAACGCGCGCGCGCAAGAGGCGGTATGGCGGTATGGCACCGCGCAAGTATTTGTTTTCGCTGGGGTTTTTGCCATACCACTGCCATACCGCTTGGCAGGCTCGACCGGTATGGTGGTATGGCCCGGACCCGACCGCATGGCCCTGATCCGCACGCGCATAATGGCATACCTGCGGGGTGCGGGGAAGGCCCCTATTTCGAGCGGCAAAATCACGGTAGAGGCGGCGCAGGTCGTTGACATGTCAGGCAAAATCCCCGATCTCGTCCGGATCGACCGGGGATGGTGCGGCCGGCGAGCGGTCCATCGGAAACGCCAGCAGGCCCGAGATCGACCGGAACGGGATGTAGACGCCGCGGGTGATCTGGCCGGCCAGCGAGACCTGGGCGGGTGTTGCGCCCGGCACCCGGCGCGCCGCCTGCGACCAGACACCGGATGACCAGGTCGAATGCTCGAAGAGCCGCGCGAGGCCCGGGATTTTCTTGTTGGGCAGAAAGAGCTCGGCCGCCTCGCCCGCGCCGCGCACCCGCAGGCCGATCTTCGACAGCTTCTCGTTCGCCCGGCGCGCCGCCTGCTCACGCAGTTCCTCGTCGATGAAGCCGCCGTCCGACCCGGCGATCAGCTCGGCCGGTGCGCCCGGCAAACGGGCGGCGGTCATCAGCCAGTGCGCCACCAGCCACAGCTCGCCGCGCCGGTAAACGTCGAACGGCTGGCCCAGCAGGTGCAGCAGCATGTCCTCGGCGTTGGATCCGATGTCGTCAACCTCGGACCGGGCGCCAAAGGCCACCTTGCGGGCCCAGATATCGAGGTGCTCGGCCGACGGCAGGGCCGCGTTGAGCATCGCGTCGGCCATCGCCATGGTGGTGGCCCAGTTGTCGCCGTTGCGCCCGGCCATGTCATGGCGCGCCAGCGCCACGCGCCACAGGTCCAGCCGCTCGGCCCATGTCGGCCAGCGGTCGATCAGCACGCGCTTCAGCGCAGCGCCGCGCGCCTTCTGGGTGCGGGGATCGATGACCGGCTTGGGCGCGTCGGCCGGCGGCGGGATCAGGTTGAGCGTGATCAGGCGCGACCGGTCCTGCGCCTGCATGGCGCCGGGGATCAGGATCGACGAGAACATGAAGGTCGAGTAGACGTTGCCGCTGGCGCCCTTCTGGTCGGCGGTGCCGCGCAGCCACTGGCCGCCAGAGCTGGCGACCCGGGCCAGGGTGATGATGTCGCGCTCGCGCGATGAGCCCTCGTCGCCCGGCTCCAGCTCGTCCAGCGCCACTGGCAGCGACGAATGGCCGATCCGCGCGGTGATGCCGGATTTGGTCGGATCTGTCGACTGCACCAGGCCATGGTCGCCATGCAGCCACTTGATCAGATCGTGCAGCGTCGACTTGCCGGACGATTTGTCGCCGGTGAACCAGAACGCCGGGCGCCAGGCCAGCGCGCCGCCCAGCATCTGCACGCCGATCATGCCCAGCGTCACCATCGGATCGATGTCGGGCCGCGTCCAGTTCCAGGTCGACAGCAGCGCCAGCGTGTCCTCGGCGGCGCGCTGACGCGGATCGACGGGTGCGGGTGCCGGGATCGCCGGATAGGCCGGGTAGATGCGGCCATCGATCACGCCCGGTTCGGTCAGGCCCGCCGAGGTGATCAGCTGGCGCCCGGTGTGATAGACCAGGCCGCCATTGTCATCCAGCCAGGCGCCGCAGCCGCGCACCGCGCCGTCGGGGTTGAACAGCCCCTGCTCGGCCGCCGCCGCCATCATGTCCATCGAGGCGCGGGTGCCGTCGAAGCGATGCTTCTGTGGCTCGGCCGCGCCCTTGGCATAGGTCGGATAGTGGCGGATCAGCTGGCCGAGGCGGTCGCCGAACAGGTGCATGATCGTCTGGTTCTCGTGCTTCTTGACCGCGCGCAGCTGGCCAAGGCGATCAAGGTAATAGCTGAAGTCGCCATTGACGCCGAGCGGGCGCACCGGGCAGCCATCCCAGATCTCGCCCCTCGGCCGGCCCTGGCCAGGCGGCGCCGGTGGTGGTGGCCCGTCAGGCTCTCCGCCCGGATCGTTGGCCGGATCGTTGCCCGGATCGTTGGCCGGCAGGGCGACGATCCGGGCATTCTCCAGCTGGGCCCGCAGGTCACTGTCCATGGGGCTCACAGCGGTATGCCCGGCGCACCATTGGTGATTTGGCCCTTTGCGGCGCGATCATACCGCTCTATCTCGGCGACGATCAGCGCGGCGGCCTTGACCAAATCACGCCTAGGATCGGTTGGCTTCCACCACGCGCCGCTCCATGGCCAAAGGTCGCGCAGGGTCTCGTCGTTGCGGAACGTGCCGATACCGGATACACGTTCGCGCGCCTCCGGTTTCATAGTGACCGCGAAGGCATAGGCGCAGGCCGCGAGAGCCAATTCGCCGCCAGCGTGCTGGTCGTCATGCGCCGGCCCGAAACCTTCCTCATCCCACTGTCGGCTCCGCTCCTTCATCACATCACGAAGCGCCTGTGATAGGTCGACAGGATCTAACCAACCCGCGTCCAGCGCGCGATCTACCCAGCTGTCGTAATCGCCTTCATCACCCCATGCTTCCAAGCTCATTGATCCCCCTCCCAGCCGATCTCGGCACCTGAAAGCCGGCCGCATTCCTGTGGCCGCCCCCGCCGTAGCCGGCGGCGATCTCCGCCACGTCCAGACCGCCGTCGCCGCGCGACCGCAGCGAGAAGACGCGGACATCGGACCGGTCAAAGTAGCAGGCCGCAAAGGGCGCGGCCTCGGCCATGGCGCCGGCGGCGTCGCTGGCCATGGTGTAAGGCAGGTTGGCGACCGGCACCCGATGGCCGCCGATCACCATCTCGCGCCGGGTGACGCGCAGAAGCTCACGAATGTCCTTATGGTGCTTGCGCTCGATATCCGCTCCACCGGCGACGGCCATATTGAAGCCGCCACCACCGACAACCTCGGCAAGGTTCTCCCAGGTCATGAAATAGTAGTCATGGCTGAACACCCAAGCCGCGATTTCGCGCGAATACGGCAGCTCGAAGCGCCAGAGGTCGCGGTCGCCAACATAGTCCACCAGCTTAGGCCGGGGCTTGCCAGGGTGGAAAAAATCCCAGGCAAGCTGCGCGCCGGAGCGGTCGATGTCGAACAGAACCGCTACCACGCCGGCGTAGCCGCCCTGATAGACACATTCCAGGTGCTCGTCCCATGGCACCGAATCCGCGGACGGATCGGGGCCGGGATAGCCCGCCAGATCGGCCTCAGCCGTCTTGTGGTGATCGAGGATCAGGATCGACCGCGCCTTAACCGCCAGCGCATCCATCACCGGGCGCTTGTAGCTGAAATCGACCATGATCACGTCGGCGCCGGTCACGTCCGGCGGTGGGGCTCCATAGAAACCGGGCACGAAATCCACGCTGTCACCGAACACTTTCCAGACCGCCCAAGCGGCGGTGAAGCCATCGGCGCAGTTGCCGTGATAGATGCAGATCGTTTTGGTCATGCTGTCCCTCGTCCTGGTTCATCCGCCTCGCCCGCCCGCGCCAGCAGCGCGTCGTTCAGATCCTTGCCGCCCGTCTGGTTCTGCCAGACCCGCACGATGCGGCCAGCCCCGGCGTGGGCGGCCACGGCGCGGTCCAGCTGCTGGCGGGCGCCGTCGCTGTCGTCGCGGTCGGCAATCAGCGTGACCGAGGCGATCGTCGGCGGCAGCCACAGACGCGCGAGGTTGGACAGGCTGATCGCCGACAGGACGCGCGCCTCGGGCAGGATCGTCACGCAGGACAGCGCGTCCTCGATGCCTTCGGCGATGTAGACATGGCTGCCAGGCTCGGCCTCGGACAGCCGCCGCCCGGCACCGCCGCGCGGACCGAGGCCGCGCCAGAGATGGATCGAGGCGCCGGCGTAATCGCCCAACACCTTCTTCGGCGCGGGTAGTGCCGCCTTCTGCCAGCGGCCGTCACGAAATTCGAGGTAGGTGCGGTGGCAGGCCGCCGGCTTGCCGTCGGCGGCCGTCGCCAGCGCCAGCAGTGCCGGCCAGCGTCCCTCGATCACCTCGCCGGTGGTCGGGTCGATGTGCTTGTAATAGCACTCTGCCATGAACCGCAGCGCCCGCGGCTGGCGGCCGAGCTGGCGCAGATCGATGCCGCGCGCATCGCGCAGGTAATGCTCGGCCGGGGTGCCGGCAATGCTCTCGCGGCCGCGCAGCCACAGCGCCAGCGCCATGCGGCGCCGCGTCTCGCGCGCCTCGGCATCCCTGGACCGCGCCTCGGCCGCCATGGCCCTTGCCCGCGCGGCGCTGGCGGCGCGGCGGGCGGCATCGGCCGGATTGTCGCTGGCCAGCCCCAGAAAGCCGCGCGCCTCGCGCAGCGCGTCCGACAGGCTGCCACCCTGGGCCAGGCGGATCAGGTCGATCAGGTCGCCATGCTCACCGGTGGCGAAGTCGATGAACTGCCCGGCCTTCGGGCCGGCGGTCCAGATGACGAAGCTGCCGACATGACGATCGGGCCGCCCCGGGTTCAGGGTGAAATACCCGCCCTTGTCGGTGTAGCTGCCGGCAGCCGGTGGCGCATAGTGGCGCGCCACCTGGTCGACGCGGTCAAGAAGCATCGCCTTGATCTCGTCGATCGCATAATGCTGGCGCGGCGTCGTCATCGGCTATTCCGCCGCCTGCCGCGCCGGCCCGGCCCGCCCGATCAGCACCTGGTGCAGCCGCTGCAGATCGTCGACAGCCAGATTTCCATGATAGTCCTTCAGCCCGCCCGACAGATCGTTGAACCGCGCGACCGCCCGCGGCCGGTCGACGCCGATATACTCGGCGAATTCGGTCAGGGCGGTGCGTCCGGCCATTGCCGCCTCGACCAGCGCGAGGTCGGTCTCTGGCGTCCAGGGCGCGACATGGCCGAGGTTGTTCAGACGGATCTCGAGCATCCGCTGGCGGAGCGGGGTCATCGGGGCAGGGGGCGTCGGCGGGACGGCAGGCGCCGGCGCGGGCATGACCCTGTCGCCAGCCGGGCGGTCATCCGATGCGGCGGGCGGGGGCAGGGTCGTCGCGCTGGCATGCGTTTTGCCGCGAGACTTCAGGCGCTTGTAAAAACGAAGGCTGACAGATTTTTCTGTCCGGCCCATCACGGCGGCAATCTGCCGGATCGTCATGCCCTTCGCCCTCAAGTCGAGCAGATATCCATCCTGCTTATCGGTCCACCTGCCGCCGCCCGCAGCCGGCGGCGCCGCCTCGGGTGAAGATGTGCCGCCGCCCGCAGCCGGCGGCACGGGCACGTCAGCGGGGGGAAGCGACCCCTCGGTGCCTTCGGGGTCAGGCGCATGGGCGGGCGCGGCCGGCGCGGCTTCCGCCTCGCCCCGGTCGGGCTGATCGCCGGCGCCCTGCGGGCCCGAACCTGTGATCGTGGCGGCCAGCGCCGGGCCGGCCATGGTGAAAAGCTGCCAGCGTGCGCCCCAGGACAGCACCGCGTCGATGATCGCGATGTGGGGCGCGTCATTCAGAAACGCCCAGTCGATCGCCTGAAGCAGGTCGCGCAGCTCGTTGATGGTCAGCGCCTGGTCGTCGTCGAATTCATGTTCCATGCTTCACCTCCGGATTGCTGGCCCTGATCGCCTCGCGCGCCGCGACAAATCGGGCCTGATGCCAGTCCTTGATCAGCACGACGATCTGCAGGCAGATCGTGCTGATCGTGCGGCCGTCGCTGGTCTTGCGCAGCGCCGTGGCCAGCTTTGCCAGATCACGCAGAATAGGGCGGTCCTGGGTGACATGCGGCAGGATGTCGTCGATCTCGGCGGCGAATACCGTCCAGGTATCGTGCCGGTATTCCGTGGCCAGATAGGCCATCAGGTGGATGAAGCCCTGCTCGTGCAGGCTAAGCCGGCGCTGATCAGCCATCGATGTCGCTCCGGGCGGGCGGCCGGCGATCGGGGATCCCGGCGGCGTGCTCGACCGCCTCGGCCAGGATGCGGCCCTGCATCGCCATGGCGCCGTGATCATGGCGCGAGACCTGGAACTGGGTGGCAAAGCCGGTGATCGCCCGGAAGAGCGGATCGGCGCTGTCCAGCAGCTCTTCGGCGCGGCTGACCATGTCGTCGACGCTCATCTGGTCCAGGTCGCCCAGCCTGGCGCGCATGGCCACGGCCTGCGCGGCCATCATCGCCGGGATGCTGCGGGTCGGCATGGCTTCACCTCCGGTCCGGCTGTGAAAAGGGCGCGGTGCAGCTCGCCGTCGGGGAGGATCGGCAGGGGCTGCACCACGCCAGTTGCCCGGCCGCGAAGCAGCAGCGGCCGGGGGCATGTGCGCCGGCTGTCCGGCGCGCATGACGGGATGGCGAGGCCGCGGTCATTCGGCGGCCTCGACGGCGGGGCGGGCGGCCGCGGCGACCAGCTGGTCGATCTCGTCGGCGGGCGCGCCCCAGATCAGGTGATCTGCGGTCAGCGGGATGCCGCGGGCGGCGGCATGGGCCAGCAGCCGGCGCTGGTGGCGCGCCGCCGGGAAATCGCCGGCATCGCGGCCCTTGGCCGGCTTGCGCCAGAGATAGCCCGCCTTCTGGCGCAGCCCGCAGATCGCCGACAGCCGGTCAAGCGGGCCGATCAGCCGTTCGCACACTTGCAGTGGTGTCAAGTTGTAACTCATGACACATGATCTAGATCGGTCTCGGGTGATTTGGCAACTGATAATTTCAGTTAATCGAACATTACTTTCAGATCGTCGGTTATTACTTGTGACCGATGGATGACAAGTGGTTTCGCAGACAGCAGAAAATCGCAGGTGTCACTGCCGAGGACATAGCCCGGCATATGGGCCGCGCCCGATCGAACGTCTCGCATATCCTGAACGGGCATCAGAAGATGAGCCTCGACTGGGCCCAGGCATTCGCCACAGTCCTGAAGGTGCCCCTCGACGAGGTGCTGCACCATGCCGGCGTGATGGACCCGCCGACGGCGCAGCAGCTGCGCCCCGGCTTTGCCGAAAGCGATGCCATGCCCTGGCAGGGACAGGGTGGCGACGAGCGCCGCATGACGGTGCTGGCCGAGGCGATCGGGGCGCGGCCGGGTGTCGACATCTGGCAGGTGCGCGGCCAGGCACTGGCCTTCATGGGCTACATGCCCGGCGACATGATGCTGGTCGATACCCATGCCGCCGAGCGGGCGCGCGCCGGCGACGTGGTGGTGGCGCAGGTCTATGACAATGCCAGGGGCGCGGCGGTGACGGTGCTGCGGCGGCTGGAACCGCCGGTCCTGGTCGCGGCCTCGCCCGACCCGGATGACCGGCGGGTGCATGTGGTCGATGGTGTCAATGTGGTGATCCGCGGGCGGGTCACTGCCAGCTGGAGGATATGAGGTGATCATCTACCAGAGCGCCACCGGGCGGGTCGAAAAAGGCTGGCTGTCCGGTTTCAAGGTGACATTTCGGGCTAACGGACGCAGCGCGACGATCCCAAAATGGATGGGAAACCTCATGGCAGCCGCTCACCATGAGCTGAAGAAGGACGGGATCGACACAATGAACGATCCGCGTGCGATGGAAGCCTTCTGGGAATTTTTCTTGGCCGAAATGCGATCACCGGTTAACGGGCTTGCACACCAGGCCCTGGCATCGATGCCGCTTGAGTTCACCGTCGGATCAATCCGCGACGCGATTAAGGCATCGGGCTGAACATTTTTTTCAGTTTTTCTGATATTTTCAGTTGACAGTCACAAGTAGCAACTCCTAACTCTGTCGCAGGAACCTGCGAAGGAGTTGCCCGATGACACCGTCCCGCCCCGATATCAGCCCGACCGCGACCGGCGTGATCCTGGCCGATGACACCGACATGGGGCCGCCGCTGCACCGTCCGATGACCGAGGACGAGCGGCGCGGCTTCAACTGGGCCTGCCAGGCGCTGCGCCTCTGGGGCAATCAGATTTCCCGTGGCGGTCTTCACAATGCCACCACCACGGATCCGGTGACGCTGCGCGATGCGATGGCCCATGGCGGCCACATGGTCTCTGCCTGCGCCGAGGCGCTGGCGCTGACACTGGGGCGGGCAGCATGATGGTCCGGGGCACCGTGATCGACCTGACGCCCTGCGGCGCGCCGATGCTCACTACGGATGTGATCCTCTATGCCGCGCTGCGCGCCGAAGGGGAAAGCGACTTTGTCGCCGGCTGCTTCATGCGCAATGCCAAGCGCGCGACCGGTGCAGCCCGGCTCGAGCTGGCCGAAGTTCGCGCCTTCCTGCGGGACGGGCCGGCGGCGGTCGCAGCCCTTGGCATCGCCGATCAAGGTGGCGCGGCATGACATATTCCGCACCGGACCGGATCCACGTCGAGGTGCGCGGCTCTGGCGCCAGCTGGGGCGTCTTCGTCGATGGCCGCCAGGTCGGCGGCAGCACCAATGCCTTTGACAAGGCCTGCATCAAGGCCAATGCACTGCAGGTGCGGCTGGCGCGGATGCCCCGCCACTGCCTGCGCTGCGCCGCGCCATTCATGGCCGCGGGCCGCCACAACCGGCTGTGCCCGACCTGCAACAGCTTCGCGCGGGCCGCGATGATCTGAACGCCTCGGCGGGGGTCGCCCCGGGGCTGCACCTTGCCGTCCCGCCCCGTCTCCACCCACAGCCGCCCGGCAGGCGACACGGGCCGCCAATTCGGAAGGACCACATCATGGATCTGATCAGCTGGCTGGTCATCACGGGACTTGCGATCTTTTTCATCGCCGCCGGCATCTTTGCCTGGGCGATCGTCCGCGGCGGCGCGGCCCGCGACACCGAAGATGTGCCGGACGGCGACGACGCATTCGACCGCTCGATGCGCCACTTCGGCTACATCCCGCAGGGTCGGAACGAGGGCCGCAAGTGAGGGGCGCACTGATCTGCGCCGTCCTTCTGGCCGGCTGCGCCGCACCGGTCGATCGGCACCGCGACTGTGACGCCTGGCCCTGGCCCGCCGCGGTCCAGGATGATGGCCGGCGCGCCGGAGACTGCGCCCGCGATGACCGGCCGGCTACCCGCCAGCAGGTTGCGGATCGTGAACCGGACCAGCCGGGACAACCTGGACAGCCCGACACGATCGACCACGACGATCCCGGCCACAGCCCGGACCACGACACCCAGGAAGAGCGCGACAGGCATCATCCGGGCGAGGACGGACACGAGACCGAGCAGGAGGACAACGGACATGCTCAGGAATGATCACCTTGCAGGCCACCCCGAGGCCATCACCTTCATCGACACCGCCGCGGTGGCGGTGCTTCTGGGCCAGACGCCCGGCAATTTCCTGCGCCAGCGCCGCGCGCTGGAAGACCAGGCGGGCTTCCCGCTGCCGATGCCGCACTGGCAGCGGCCGTTGAAGTGGCGCGCCGACCAGGTGCGCGGCTGGATCGCGGCACAGGGCCGGCCGCGCGAGGTCAGCGCACCTCGGCCGAGCGGGGCAAATGTGGTGCTGCTCGACATGGCACGGGGGCGATGATGGACGCCCGTAACACCCTGGGGCAGGATCTGATCGTGCATGTCGATCGCCGGATGCGGCTTTACGAACAGCTTGCAGCGGCGGCACTCGGCGGCATGATGACCCGGCCAGAAGCGCTCAAGATGCGGCCCGAGGTGGCGGCGCGGATCGTCCTGGAAATGGCTGACGCGGTCTTTCGCGAGGTCACCATCGGTGGAAGGGAAGCACGATGACACGGCTCGTCGCCAATCCGCCGAAGGGGCTGCGCGAACGCACCCGCGCCGATGGGTCGGTGCGCCTGTGGTGGGAACCGTCCTCGGATGCGCGCCAGCGCGGCCATGTCGCGGTCGAGCTTGACGCGACCCGGCTGACCTGGTCGGTGCGCGAGGCCGAGCGGCTGAACCGCGCGTCCCTGGCGG